ATGATCAGAAGGCGAGCTCGATCTGGAAAACGAAACACCCGAATAATCACCAGCGCAACACCTATTGCGCAAGACAAAGCACGGATGCCCCACATCCTCCTGTGGTTTATGCCCCACAATAGCGGGGCATTTTTTAATACAAACAATGCAGGGTAGAGCAGCGGCAGCTTGCGTGGCTCATAACCACGAGGTCGATGGTTCAAATCCATCCCCTGCAACCAGACACCAACACAAAGCGAGAACACCATGGCAGATTTAACAGTACAAACATCCGATTTAGACGGACTGGTGGTCAGCTATGATGCCGCCACAGGCGGCGGTGACACCTTCGACAATGACGGTAAAACCGTACTGCATGTCAAAAATGGTGGCGGCAGTCCGGTCACCGTCACCGTGGCCGCAGTGCTGGCCTGCAATCGCGGCACCCTGCATGATTCTGTCACCAGCGTGGCCGCAGGGGCAGAGGCTATGATTGGCCCGTTTGACAAACAGTTTTTTACCGCCTCAACCGGCAAGGCCAGCGTGGCGTATTCAGGCGTAACCTCGGTCACCGTGGCCGCCATCAAAGTACCTACTGTACAGTAACAGAGACACGCAATGCCCTATACAGTCACCGGTGCACCAGCCACAGAGCCACTAAGCACAGCAGAAGCCAAAACGCATTTGAATGTCACCACCAGCGATGATGATACCTACATCGGCACCCTGATCGTGGCAGCGCGTGAATATGTGCAAAACAGAATACGGCGATCACTGATCACACAAACCATTGCCGCTTATTTTGACCGGTTCGATGGATGCTTCGAGCTGGAACGCGGCCCCGTGCAGTCGATCACCAGCATCAGCTATGTAGACACCAATGGTGACACGCAAGTGCTGGCCAGCAGCGTCTACCAGGCGGACCTGGTGACCGTGCCTGCGCGCATAGTAGAAGCCTACCAGCAAACATGGCCGGGCACGCGCGATCAACTGAATGCCGTCACTATCACTTATGTGGCTGGCTACGGTGCAGCTGCTGCAGTGCCGCAGCCGATCAAGCAGGCCATGCTGCTATACCTGGCGCACTTGTACGAAAATCGCGAAAGCGTGATCGTGGGCACCATCGTAGCCGATGCGCCGCAAAGCGTGGATGCGCTCTTATCGCCCTATCGGGTGTGGTGATCCATGGCAATCCGTAGCGGCAAGCTGCGCCACAGCATCAGCATTCAGCAGATCACCGAGGCGCGCACCGGCACAGGATCAATAGAGCCTACCTGGGCAGAGTTCGTTGCCTTGCGCGCTGCGGTCAAGTGGATCAGTGGTGGTGAGTCCAACAGCAATCAGGTCAACGCCAGCAACAGCGTTGAATTCAAAACTCGCTACACCGCAGGCATTACCCAAAAAATGCGGGTGTCATACAACAGCCGTCTGTTTGATATACAAAGCGCAAATGTGCTGGATGATCGCAACCACGAAATGCTGATCACTGCTGTAGAACATGTTGAATGAAGATTTTAATATTGTTGGTGGTGAGCAGCTGCAAAAGTTTCTCAACACCTTCCCGGTTAAATTAGAGCGCCGTATCGTCAAGCGTTCGCTGCGCCCAGGTGCATCGCTTATATCCAAAGAAGCCAAAAGCAGGGTCCAGAGAAAAACCGGCACACTCAGAAAAGCCATAGCTGTGCGCAGTGTCAAAAACAGGCTGGCTGTAGAAGTCTATGTGCGCCGTGGTAAAGGACAGAAAAACGATGGCTGGTATGCGCACATACTGGAAGGCGGCGCAAAACCGCATGTGATACGACCATGGAAGGATAGAAAGAAAGTGCTCAGTGGCGGCGGGGTCATCTATGGCAAGCGCATCAAACACCCCGGCACCGTGGCAAAACCATTTATGAAGCCTGCGTTGGAATCAAAAGCACAGCAAGCTGTGCATGTAGTCGCAGAACGTATGACAAGATTAATCGAACGCGAAGTGCACAGATAAACCATGAGCATAGAAAACGCTATCTATACAATGCTCAACGGGCATGCTGGTCTTTCCGCGCTTGTTGGCGTGCGTATTTACCCTATGTATTTGCCGCAAACGCCAACGCTGCCGGCGTGTGCTTATCGCCTTACCAGCGCGCAAACAATATCATTGCTGGCAACAGACACAAACATCATCGAAGCGCGTTATGAGATTGCGGTGTTCTCAAAAACCTATGACCAATGCGTGGCAACAGCCGACCAGCTACGGCAGGCGCTGCAACGCCAAAGCGGCACCGTGGAAACCGTTGTGATACTGGACATCACAATCGACAATATCGATCAATCATTTGATCAGGATTTCGAAATATACGAAATCACTACCGATGTCACCATCAGTTACAGAACATAAAATAGAGGGTTAGCCATGCCAGTAATGTATCACCCAGATGCCAGCGAACCGATCAACGTTAGCGAAGGCAGCCAGACCACGGCAGAAAAACGCGGCTGGACAACAGAAAAACCACAGCCCGCAAAACCGGCTGTCAGCCATAAATCGCAACTTGAAACCCAGCAGAAAAAACCAGCACAGGCAGAAGATTAACCCCTGCATTTTTTGAATAACACTGGCAGCCACGGCTGCTTTTTTACATTAAGAGGCACACAAAATGTCAAACCACAAAGGCAGTGAAGGCTCAGTCAAGGTCGGCTCAAATGCAGTTGCAGAGCTCAAAGGCTGGTCGCTCACAGAAAGCGCAAACACCATCGATGATTCCACGTTGACCGATACCTGGATGACAAAAAAAGCCGGTCAGCAATCATGGAACGGCAAGGCAGATGCCTTCTGGGATGAAACCGACACGACTGGACAGGGCGCAATGACCATCGGCGCAGAAGTCACGCTGAACATGTACCCCGAAGGATCGGGCGCTGGCGCCACCTACTTCACCGGATCTGCCATTATCACTGGCATTGAGCGCAGCGCAGCCATCGATGGCATGGTGGAAACATCATTCAGCTTCGAAGGCAACGGCATCCTCACAGAAACCACGGTGTAAGGTATGGCAGAAACATCTTTTATTGACGAAATCATCGGCAGCAATGAGCTGCAATCAGTGTTCATTGAGCAGTGGAAAAAAACAATCTACTTCAAAATGTTTACCCTGGATGATATGAGCTATGCCAACCGCATGGCCAAAGGCAGTGATGCAGAATTCATTGCCTACACCATCATCCGCAAATGCCTGGATGAAAATGCAAAACCATTGTTCACCGTTGCTGATAAGCAAAAACTGATGCGCGGTGTGCAGTCAGATATTCTGGCCAACATTGTGGTTCGCATGAAAGGCGAAGACGTGGAGCGCGCAGAACTGGAAAAAGACTAAAGGCCAACCCAATGCTACTAGCGCGCTTTGTGTTGGCCGACCGGCTCAACAAAACACAGAAAGAAATTGGCGAAATGACCCAGCAGGAATTCAACTACTGGTTTGTCTATCTTGAAATGACCCGCAATAATACTTAAACGGTAAACACCCATGGCAAGTGCAGGCGCATTAACGATTGATCTCAATGCCAACACTGCACGCCTGCGCAGTGATTTTACCAAAGCGGCGGCCATTACAAAACAATATCAGCGCCAGTCGATCAGTGTGTTTAAAAAGGTTAGCGGCGCAGTCACATCACTCAAGGGTGCCATGTTTGCCCTGGCGGGTGTTGGCGGTATTGGTGCGCTGGCGCATTCTTTTGTCAATGCAGCATCTACATCTGAGCAATATGCCGTGCGTCTTAAGGTGTTGCTGGGCAGTGTGTCGGAAGGCAATGCGTTGTTTAAAGATATGGCCGTGTTTGCCAGCAAAGTACCGTTTGAATACGAAAACATAATGAACAGCGCCACCCAGCTAGCCGGTGTGATGAAAGGCGGCGTAAAGGAAATCAACCAGTGGATGCCATTGATTGGTGACCTGGCCGCCACCAGCGGCATGTCCATTGAAGAAACCACCGGGCAGGTGGTGCGCATGTACAGTGCCGGCGCAGCATCAGCAGACATGTTTCGTGAGAAAGGCATTCTGTCCATGCTAGGTTTCAAGGCGGGTGTGTCATACACTGCAGAAGAAACCCGCCAGCAGCTCATGGATTCATGGACCAAACAGGGCAGCCAGTTTCGTGGTGCCACCGAAGAACTGGCGCGCACCTGGGATGGTGGCATGTCCATGCTGTCTGACAAATGGTTTGCATTCAGAAACACCGTGATGGAAGGCGGCCTGTTTGATTGGCTCAAAGGTTTGGTGGCAGTGATCAACGGTGAGTTGGGTGCTGCTATGGCGAATAACGGCAAGAAAGCCAAAGGTTGGAGCCAGACCATAATCAATGCGCTCGAAGGCG